AAAACCTGGTTATCAAACTTCAGTTACACCTGTGTACGAAAGAGATATGAAAGATGATCCAGCTATAGGTAGAACTTTACGTAACGGGGTTATAATTATGGAAGAAGATTTGTCACCAGCGCAACGAGTAGAAACGTCTTCTCATGAAAAAATACACGCTAAAGAAATGATAGATGGTGATTTTCATTGGGACGACGAAAAAATTTATTACAAGGGTAAACACTACCCAAAACATTTATTTGCTCATGGTAAGGGACCGTGGGAAGATAAAGCTTACAATGAGGAAATAAAAACAACATAAAATTAAAAATCATGGCAAGAATGAAAACTAACCAAGATGGCGGTAGCGTTACAGCTAAAGACCCTGGAGCTGCTGCTAAAGAATTAAAGAAAAACGAAGACAGCGTTGCAAAAATGGGATATAAGCAAGAGTTTGGTGGAAATAGAATGTCGCCAAGCAAAATGGGTGACGCAACAGCTAGTGAACTAATGCATGGCGCTGCTAAGTATTATGATGGTGCTGGTCAGTATATGAATGGTGCACCTAAATACGAAGGCGCTGGTAAGCATCACGGCCCAATGGATGCTGGTCACGGAGAAGAACCAGGACACTCACATGAGTTAGAAGGATTTACTGGTACAGCAACAAGAAAAAGTCCTGTAGGTAATCAAGAGCTTTTAACACAGGAGCAGAAAGATTATGATTCAAACACTACAGCTGTAATGAGAAGTTTAGCTCAACAAGATTCTATAAATTTAGCAAATAAAGGTGAAAATTTTAAAGCTAAATTATTGTACGGGCAAAATTATGATTATACTAAAAAACTACCTGGAAGCAACGCATCTGAGGGTCGTGTAACACAATACACTGCTAAGGAAAGAAAAAAGAAATATAAATCTTTAAGAAACCAAGCGTTGAATATTCAAGGTCCAAGACCAACTCAAGAGAATAGACAGTTTGAATTATAAATAATGAAAAAACTTTTAAGTCTTTTAACTGGCGGATTAATCAAGGACGTAGGTAATGTAATAGATAAACTTACAACTACAGACGAAGAAAGACTAGCTGCTAAACAAAAGATTCAAGAGTTGTTAGAAAAAGCAGATCAAGATGCACAAACTCAAATTACTGAGCGCTGGAAACTTGATATGCAATCAGATTCATTTTTATCAAAGAATATTCGCCCACTAGTATTAATATATTTAACTGTTATATTTACAGCGCTAGCATTTTTTGATGGTAATGTAGGTGGCTTCCAAGTAGACGAAGATTACATACCTATATTCCAGTCATTGCTTATTACTGTGTATGGCGCTTATTTTGTGGGCCGTACGTGGGAAAAGGCGAAAAAATCAAGTGATAATAAATAATTAAATAACTTAAATTAAATCAAATGTCAAAATCAATTACAGCTGAAGAGCTTAAACAAGTTAAAGATCAACAAACAGAATTAAGTAAAATAGTAAATCAAATAGGTCAACTAGAAGCAAACAAACATTCGTTGCTTCATAAAATTGCTGGTGTTAATGAAACTATCGAAGAAACTAAAAAGCAGTTAGAAGGAAAATACGGATCTATTAATATTAACTTAGAGACTGGCACTTACACTGAAATCGAAAAAGAAGATGACAGTGAGTTAAGCGTTGTTAAATCAGAAGACTAATGAGTACTGTTATAAGAAAAATCAGTATTGGTTCTGATTACAAGAATGACGCCATGCACTATGCGTTAGGCCAACAGGTCTACGGGGGTCATGAAATATCACATATTCTGTTTGAAAACCAAGACGCTTCTTATAACATATTCATAAAGAAAAACAATGAGGTATTGCCATGGAAGAAATTTAATTCTAACATGGCTATATCCGTTGAATATGATTTAGAATATTAATGAAAAGCGTTTTTGACTTTATAGTAAAACCGCTCGGCGAAAAATATAACAATAAAATAAAAATAGGTGATACTGAATTAGTGTTAAACACTAAGGTAGAGAATCATAAGTTTGTAAATAATTTTGCCGAAGTAATTGCTACACCTATAGCTTACAAAACACCAGTTAAAAAAGGTGATATTGTAGTTATACACCATAACGTTTTTAGAAGATGGTATAATATGCGTGGTGAACAAAAAGATAGTAGATCTTTTTTTAAAGATGATTTGTACTTTGTTTCTCAAGATCAAGTGTATTTATACAGTAGTAATGATACTTTTAAGTCTTTTGGTGATAGATGTTTTGTTTCACCAACTAAAAATAAAAACGTTCTAGATAACAAAAAAGAACAAAGCCTTGTAGGTATACTAAAAATAGGTAATAGTTCATTAGAAGCGCTAGAAATAAATCCTGGTGATGTAGTGGGCTACAAACCGTTTAGCGAGTATGACTTTGTTATTAACGATGAACGATTGTATTGTATGAAATCAAATGATATTGTAGTTAAGTATGGACACAAAGAAAACCAAGCTGAGTATAATCCAAGCTGGGCAAAGAGCGGTTGAAGAATTAATCAAAGTCGCTAAAGAACCTATTGTAGACTCAGGTGATGATATAACAGCTGATAGATTAAAAAACGCAGCAGCAACAAAAAAACTAGCAGTGTTCGATGCCTTTGAAATATTACATAGGATACAAGAAGAAGAAAACATATTAAACGAAAAACCACAAGAAGTAAAAGAACAAAAAACTTTTAAAGGTTTTGCTGAAGGAAGATCTAAATGATGCGCGATCAAAGTTTGTTTAAAGTATTAGACGATCATATAAAACCTAATATAATTAAAAAAAATAATAGGTATAAAAAGTGGGAGTACGGATACAATAAAGAACATGACGTTATTGTTATAAGCAAAACAGGTAAAATTGGCGAAGTATACGAAATACAAAATTTAAAAATAGCTTTGCCATTAAAAGAAAACGTTTTTAGTTTTGATGACAATAGATGGTCAAGAAAAGATCTACCTAAACAATTAAGTAAAATAAAAACAATATTTGACTGGGAACAATATCCGGTAGATTTTAAAGAAGAGTGGTATGACTATATTGATGAAGAGTTTGAAAGAAGGGAAAAAGGTTTTTGGTTTTATAACAAAGACAATCCTACTTATCTTACTGGCTCTCATTACATGTACTTGCAGTGGAGTAAAATTGATGTTGGAAAACCCGATTTTAGAGAGTCAAATAGGCTTTTCTATATCTTCTGGGAAGCTTGTAAAGCCGACAACCGTTGTTTTGGAATGTGCTACCTTAAAAATCGACGCTCTGGATTTTCATTCATGGCATCGGGAGAAGTGGTTAATCTTGCAACAATATCATCTGATTCACGATACGGCTTGTTATCAAAATCAGGGCCTGATGCAAAATCTATGTTTACGGACAAGGTGGTGCCCATCTCCGTTAACTATCCGTTCTTTTTCAAACCCATACAAGATGGTATGGACAGACCGAAGACGGAGCTCGCCTATAGAGTGCCAGCCAGTAAATTCACTAGGCGCAAGATACTCGCAAACGAAACGCAAGAAGACTTACAAGGACTTGACACGACAATTGACTGGAAGAACACAGGCGACAACTCTTATGACGGTGAAAAACTCAAGCTCCTCGTACACGACGAATCGGGTAAATGGGAACGGCCGAATAATATCCTCAACAACTGGAGGGTCACAAAGACGACGTTAAGATTAGGTAGTAGAGTTGTTGGTAAGTGCATGATGGGATCAACGTGTAACGCGTTAGACAAAGGTGGTGATAATTTTAAAAAACTATACTATGACTCAGACGTTACAAAAAGAAACGCCAATGGACAGACTCGCTCAGGATTATATAGTTTGTTCATACCTATGGAATGGAACTACGAAGGATACATTAATTCTTATGGATTACCTGTACTCGAAACTCCGGCAGAAGAGACTAAAGGACCACATGGCGAGGTTATTGAAATAGGTGTAATTGATTATTGGCAAAATGAAGTTGATGGTTTAAAAGACGATCAAGACGGATTAAATGAATTTTATAGACAATTTCCAAGAACTGAAGAGCACGCATTTAGAGACGAAGCCAAAGAATCTCTATTTAATTTAACTAAAATTTACGAGCAAATAGATTTTAATGGAGATTTAAAACACAGTTCTCTTGTTACTCAAGGTAAT